GAAGACAGAAAGAGCGCTAGAGATATGTATAAAGACGATGCTTTTATTCAAAAGATACTTGCCACGCTCTTCACAGCAGCATACTTTGGATTAAGCTTTATGATGTTTAGGTACTTTGTGATGGGTGATATAGAAATGGGGGAGTTTGAAATAAGCTTTATATCAACAATATTTGGTGCTATGAGCGCTAAAGTAAATACGGTTGTCGATTTCTTTTTCGGCGGATCGTCTAAGAAAAATGAACAACAAACTAAAAAATAAATAAAATGTCAAAAATATTTGAAATAGTAAAACCAGTTATAAAAGCTAGTAGACAACACGCTGCTGCTTTTGCAGATGCAGATATACTTTTTGATTGGCACAAGATAGACGCTAAAAGAGCTTCTTCTATAAGCGGCCTTCAATGTATTGTTAGAGGTACAGACGGTGCCGCGCAAACAATGGTAGGTATTGACTTGTTTTTTGCAACTAGCCACATACCAACACCATCAGACGGCGTTAATGTTAGCGTAGATACAGAGCCAGCATCGTTAGGTTCAGCAAATGCTGCTGTAAATAGAAAAGGTTGGTTTAATAATTTAATTGGATATGTACCAATTGTTGCAGGTGATTTTAATGATGCTGATTTAATTAACTTAAATATAGCAACTAAATCAGGTTTAGATATACCTATAAACGGTGATCTATATGTAGCGGCTATAGCTAAAGGAGCTTTAGATTTTAGAACCACAGCACAAATTAATGAAGCTAACTTTGCAGCTGGATCACAAACGGTAATAACGTTTGATACAAAAGCTATTGATGTATTATACGCGCCTGGAGATGTACTACACGCTTCTGATGATGCTGTACTTGGTACTGTAAAAACAATTGACTTAACAACACAATTAACTTTAACTAAAGCAAATGAAGATGCTATTGACAATAACGATATAATATATAATGTTAGCCCAATAACATTGGTAATGTCGTTTGAGTCTTGGGGAGGTTAAAATAAATTAAATTAAATTAAATTAAATATAATGGGGAAAAAAGAAGAGTTGGTTGACTTAAAACCAAAAGCAGATAAAATATCTGCTGAGCATTTAAAAGAAATGCAAGACGTAATAAATGTAATAAATAATATACAGTTTAATATAGGTAAAATCGAAGGCCAAAAGCATACGTTGCTTCATGATCTAGGTATATCACAAAAAAAAGTTTTAGACTTGCAAGGTGTATTTTCCAAAGAGTATGGTTCGTTTGATATAAATATAACAGACGGTACTATAAATTGGCCTAAAGATGAAAAATAATATTATAAGAAAAATTACTATAGGTAAAGATTATAAGAACGACTCAATGCACTATTCAGTTGGGCAAGAGGTTTATGGTGGTCATAAAATTTGTGACGTGATTGAAGAAGAAGATAAGTACTGTGTTTATATAAAGAAAGGTGAAGTGGTTATACCATGGAAAGATTTTAATAAAAACATGGCTATATCGGTTGAGTATAATTTAGAATACTAATGAAAGCTTATAAAGATTTTATTATATCTCCAATAGGTGAAAGATATAATAACTCTACAAAAGTTGGTGATAAAGATTTAATAATTAATACTGAAATATTTAATCATCAATACGTAAACAGATTAGCAAAAGTAATAGAAGTTCCTATATTATTTAACACACCAGTAAGAAAAAATGATGAAATAATAGTTCATCATAATGTGTTTAGAAGGTGGAATGATATTAAAGGTAGAGAAAAAAATAGTAGATCTTATTGGAAAGACAATAAATATATTATATCACCAGATCAAATTTATCTTTATAAAAAAGACAACTGGATGGCTATGCCAGGTTATAGCTTTATAAAACCTTTAAAAGCAGTCGATAAGTTTAATGTAGAAACAGAAAGGCCTTTAATCGGTATAATTAAATATAGTGATGGAACTTATAATAAAGAAGAGTTAGTAGGCTTTAGGCCTAATAGTGAATATGAGTTTATTATCGAAGGTCAAAGGTTATACAGAGTTTTAAACAATTTTATTACAATTAAATATGAATATCAAGGACACGAAGAAGAATATAATCCAAGCTGGGCACATAGCGGTTGAAGAATTAATTAAGGTAGCTAAAGAAGCTATTGTTGATTCAGGTGATGACGTTTCAGCTGATAGATTAAAAAATGCAGCAGCAACTAAAAAGCTAGCTATATTCGATGCATTTGAAATATTAAACAGAATCCACGAAGAAGAAAATATGTTAGAGGGGAAACCAATAGAAGAAAAAAAAGAGAATACTTTTAAAGGATTTGCAGAAGGAAGATCTAGATAATGTATAATCAATCACTAGTAAAGGTTGTAGAACCTGTAAAGATAAATACCATTAAAAGATTAAACAAATCTAAAAAATGGGAGTATGGTTATAACAAAGAAGCTAATATAGTTTGTATATCTAAAACTGGTATGATAGGTGAGATACTTGAAATACAGGGTTTACAAATAGCTTTACCTAAACAACCTAAAGAAATATATAGTTGTAGTAAAGTAAAGTCAGAGCAAAAATGGAAACAATTTCCAGCTAACCCTGATTTTAAAAGAATTAAAACTGTTTTTGATTGGCAAGGTTATCCAGATGATTTTAAACAAAAACACTATGAATATATAGATGAAGAGTTTAAACGAAGAGAAGAAGGTTTTTGGTTTATGAACAATGGCGTTGCTACATATTTAACAGGTACACATTATATGTATTTGCAATGGAGTAAGATTGATGTTGGCGCCCCAGATTATAGAGAGGCTAATAGATTATTCTTTATATTTTGGGAAGCTTGTAAAGCAGATAACAGAAGTTACGGAATGTGCTATTTAAAAAATAGACGTTCTGGTTTTTCATTTATGAGTTCAGCTGAAACTGTTAATTTAGCAACTTTAGCTAGTGATAGTAGATTTGGTATATTATCTAAAACTGGTGCTGATGCAAAGAAAATGTTTACAGATAAGGTAGTGCCTATTAGTTTAAATTATCCTTTCTTCTTCAAACCAATACAGGACGGTATGGACCGACCAAAGTCCGAACTCGCTTATAGAGTACCTGCAAAAAAGTTTACTCGTAAAAAAATACGTGAAAGAGAAGAGATAGATGATATACAAGGTCTTGATACAACTATAGACTGGAAGAATACGGGTGACAATAGTTATGATGGTGAAAAGCTTTCATTACTAGTACACGATGAAAGTGGTAAATGGGAAAGGCCCGATAATATAAAAAATAATTGGAGAGTAACAAAAACTTGTTTACGATTAGGTAGTAGAGTGGTTGGTAAGTGTATGATGGGTAGCACTAGTAATTCGTTAGAAAAAGGAGGTGATAATTTTAAAAACTTATATTATAATTCAGATGTTACAAAACGAAATCGTAATGGACAGACTAAGTCAGGATTATATTCTTTGTTTATTCCTATGGAATGGAATTACGAGGGTTTCATCGACGAGTACGGACAGCCTGTGTTCAGTACTCCTGAAGAACAAGCGTTTGATCCACATGGATTAGAAATAGATCAAGGCGTTATAGATCATTGGGAAAACGAAGCTGATGGTTTAAAAGATGATCAAGACGCATTAAATGAGTTTTATCGTCAGTTTCCAAGAACTGAAGAACACGCTTTTAGAGATGAGACAAGAAATAGTTTATTTAATCTTATAAAAATATACGAACAAATAGATTATAATGAAGGTAATAAAAACTCATCTGTATTAACACCTGGTAATTTTCAATGGGTTAATGGGGTTAAAGATACGCAAGTTGTTTTTAATCCAGATCCAAATGGTAGATTTAAAGTAAGCTGGGTACCAAGTGGTAGATTACAAAATAATGTTATTTTAAAAAATGGCATAAAATATCCAGGTAATGAACATATGGGTGCGTTTGGTTGTGACTCATATGATATATCTGGAACAGTAGATAGTAGAGGATCAAAAGGGGCTTTGCATGGGTTAACAAAGTTTTCAATGGAAGATGCTCCAGCAAATACTTTTTTTCTTGAATATATAGCAAGACCTCAAACAGCTGAAATATTTTTTGAAGATGTTTTAATGGCATTAGTATTTTATGGTATGCCTATACTAGCAGAGAACAATAAACCAAGATTATTATACTATTTACGAAGAAGAGGTTATAGAGGATTTAGTATGAATAGACCAGATAAAGTTTGGAATAAATTATCTGTAGCAGAAAAAGAAGTTGGTGGTATACCAAACTCTAGTGAAGATATAAAACAAGCTCATGCAGCTGCAATTGAGATGTATATTAACGACCACGTTGGTTTACTTAAAGACGGCACTTACGGTACCATGTATTTTAATGATACTTTAAATGACTGGTCAAAGTTTGATATAAATAGAAGAACAAAGCATGATGCTTCAATTAGTACAGGTCTAGCAATAATGGCTTGCAATAGACATTTATATAGACCTAACCCTGAAACTAAAAAACAACCAATAAGTTTAAATATATTGAAATACAATAATAAAGGATTTCAATCTACAATAATAAAGAATAAAATATGATATCATACTCTCGTGTAAATTTTCCATCGCAAGCGGTTAGCGATT